GTGATAATCAATTATTAATGTTTTAATCATGAAGCTTTCAAAATACTTAGAGACGTTGCAACTACTTGTTAAGAACAACCCTATAGTTGCAGATTATGAATGTGTATACGGTGTAGATGATGAAGGAAACTCTTTTGGAAGAGTGGTCTTTACACCTACAGTGATGAAAGCAGATTCTTTAGAGAATCAGAATATTGAAGTGAAAGAAGTTAACACTGCAGAGGACGGTAATGTTGTCTGTATAAATTAAATAAATAGATATGAGCTTATTATACAAAGACTCTAAAGACGTAAAAACTACTTGCGAAATAAAGAAAAAAGATGGTAAAATAGTTATAGACTTTTGGGCAGATTGCGGAAAGTTTGGAACTGATGAAATGCTTGATGGTTATATACTTACTCCTGAAAGATTACTACAAATACTGCAAGACCGAGATGACTATGCAGATGACGAATTGTAGCATTGTTTACAACGAACGGATCAATAACTAAAATAAATAAATAAATTAAATAAATAAATGGATTGGAATAATTTTAAATCAATGTTTCACCCATCGTGGCATGAAAAAATGAAACCATTTATAGAGAGTAATGAATGTGATGAAATATATGCATTCTTAAAAAAGGAGAGTAAGAGGGGCAAGCAAATTGCTCCTCTCTCATCTAATGTCTATAGATGTTTTAAAGAAACGCCACTTGATGAAGTGAAAGCAGTAATTATAGGGATGTGTCCATATCATACGTTTAAGAACAATCTACCAGTAGCAGATGGTCTACTGATGGGTTGCTCTATAACAGGATATGTACAACCATCTCTAAGTAATGTTTATAAAGCTCTAGAAACTGAGTTCCATAGAGGACTTAATTTGAGCTATGACGCAACACCTGATGTATCCTATTTGGCACATCAAGGTATACTGATGCTTAATGTAGCACTCACCACAGAGAAAAATAAAGCAGGTAGTCACATAGCACTATGGGAACCCTTCACAAAGTATTTGTTTGAAGAAGTTCTTAATACGCTAGGTGTACCTTATCTTTTTCTAGGTAAAGATGCTGCAAGATATAAAAAGTATACAGGAATATTTTCACATGTTTTCAGTGTAAGTCATCCAGCAAGTGCTTCTTACAAGGGAGTTGACTGGGACAGTGAAAATGTGTTTACAAAAATAGATACATTAATTTATGAAAATAACGGATATAGCATCAGCTGGCTAAAAGATGCAGAAGATCCATTTTAAAACTAAATATTATGAAAGTAGAATATTGGAACACACCTTATCAAGGTGCTACAAGTGAACTAGTCAGAACAGAAGACTGGCCTGACACAGATGAATCTTTTGCAAAGTATTATGACTTAAACAATCGATTAAAGTATTGCAACGGAAGTCATTACAAGTTTGTAAGTGATAAAGTAAGGAGAAAATATAGTGATGAATTCTTTCCTAAACACCACACAATAGAAAATTACTACAAAGGTGGAGTAGTAGATTAATAATTAATAATTAAAAAACAGAAAAATGCGAGGAATATTAACAGAAGATGCTGGTATATTAGAGCCAGGAGATGAAATAGTTACTAACCAAGGCTCAGAGATGAGATGTTATATAGTGGAAGAAGTTCCACGAGTTAGTAAACTAAAAACATGGAGTAACGGTAAAACACGATACATAGCTGTAAAGTGCAGAGCTGCTATAACTATGAAGACAGTTAAAGGTATTAATCAGTGGAATAAACAACCTTGGACTAACACTTATAAAACGTATGAGTTCAGAGTCCCTAACCAAGATGATCCAATAGTAAAAGTGGATTTAAACTTTAAACAAATATATATAATAAATAAATTTAATTATGATGGATAAAGAAGTAAATAGGCCCATTAATATGGAAGATCTCCAAGTAGGAGATGAAGTGATTGTACGAGGTACAGACCTCAACTACATGCAAATTGTAAGACCTCCAAAGCAAAAACAATCTAAAGATTGGCAAGGGCAACCTTGTAAAGTGTGGACATCAGCTATATGTAATAGACTAAACAGTAAGTTTGGAAAGAAATATAATAGAGGTGATAAACAAAAAGTGAGATTCGATTTTGAATGGAAGTCAATATGGTTAGTAAAAAGAGAACAAGAATTAATTAATAAATAAATAGTAAAATGCGATTAGAAAAACAAAAACAAGCACATGTTTTATACTCAGGAGATAAAAACGAGAGTATAGGCATGTCATTAGACATGGATTCTGCACAAGTGTTGATGCAGATGTTAAGTAAGAACCTTTATTCAGATGCTGTAGGATCTACAGTTAGAGAATGTGCCAGTAATGCACTTGATAGCCATAGGCGTGCTGGAGTTAGTAAACCTATAATTGTATCATTAGTTCAAAGTAAATCTAATAACTGGGAATTCTCTGTTGAAGATTTTGGTACAGGTTTAGATCATCACGATGTAGAAAATATTATTAGTAAGTATGGTAAATCTACTAAGCGTGATAGTGATACAGAACTTGGTATGATGGGTCTTGGTTTCAAGGCTCCTCTAGCTTATGCTAGTAGCTTTTATTTCACTTGTAGAAAAGATGGTGTAGAACGTAAGTATATGATGTACGAAGGTGAAGAAACTAACACAATTGATTTGATTAGTGAGAGTGCAACAATGGAAGACAATGGTGTAAAAGTTATTGTACCAATTAGATGGGGAGACAAGTATGACTTTTATAATAAAATTAAGCAACAACTTGCATACTTTGAGGATGTATATTTTAATGTAGATGATATTGATAATGAATTCACTATTCATAGATCTAAGTTATTTCAGTTTTCTGAATTAGCTAAGGATGATAAACTACATATATGTCTTGATAATGTATACTACCCTCTTGATTTTGATAAGATGGGAATAGATTCTATATATATTCCTGTTGCGCTAAGATTTAGTCTCACTGATGGTATATTTCCAACACCTAATAGAGAGTCTCTTATATATACTAAAGAGACTAAGAGAATTATAAAATCTAAGTTGACTGATTTTGCTAATTATTGCGTAGAAAAATATAATGAAGGTGTTTCAGAAAATAGTAAAGACGTAGTATCTTATCTAGATTATTACTGGAGTAAGAAAAGAGTTTGGAATGTACTTGGAACTAAATTTGATCTAAACAACTTACAATCTTTTATTACAACACCTTTTGCTAAGCCAAAACTTGAAGGAGTAGATAATTTTGATATTACTAAGTTTGCTAATCATGAATTTGCATATTTTACAGGAGAATATCGTGTTACATATAGATGTGAGAATGATAGAATGTATAAGGTAGAGGAGAATCATTGGCACCATAATGTAAATTGGAAAGAAATGGAAGAGTATCCATATCTTATAGAAACATCTTTAAAAGGACATAAGAAAAGTTATCTTAGAGAAATTTGTGGTAAAAGAGTAGATAGTGAAGGGAAGAAAGTTAGACGAACTTACTTTATACGTAAAACAAAGCCATATTCACTTATGAAAAATGGTAATAAAACAAGAGATTGTTACTATACAATTCTAAATCTGAATCTTTATGACAAGAGTATGTGGAGAACTATAATTAAGGAGTTTCAATATATTCAATCATTATTGTTTAAAGATATTGTAGGTGTAAACACAATTGAGATTCCTGAACAATGGTTGCTAGACAAAAAAGCTCAGACTTCATCTAAAAGAAAGAGCACAATGGAATCTAAAGGTGTAAAAGTTGAAGGAGACTTTAACTGTAAAGTTGCTGAAGACCTTCTTAGATATAATGATGGTAGAAACTGTAAGTTTGTTTCAGGTCGTATAAATATTGACACTGTAGAAAAAGGTGGAGATACTTTTGTATACACTTCTCACGATGACTATATGACTTTAGATAATTTGTATCATGATACTAAGTTTTTACCAATTAAATATATTACATTTTCAAAACGTGAAATGGACTCTTTAGAAAAGTCTCCTAGTGTTGATAATTTAGTTAAATATGAAGATTTCATAGCAGGACATAGTCTATTTGTTAGATTTGTAACTGCAATGTATTGTAATATTAATGTAAAGAAATGGGAATATATATATAGATGTAAATCAGAGATAAATAAAGTTAAATCTAAGTTGACTGATAAGCTTACAGAAATTGAATCTTATAGAGACAAGAATATTGGAAGCAGTAGATATAACTATTTTGATAAAACTAAACATTTTCTAGATAATGCTAAAGAACAGAAACTGTTTAATGATAAGATGAAAGATATGGTTGATGATATGGATAAATTTATTGAAGATAATATTTATGTATCTACATTATCAAGAGCTATTGCATATGGAGGAACTAGTAACAATGAATTAATAGATTGTATGGCTCAGTTATTCAGATGTAATGGAGTTGGTTATAATGCAAGTTATGTATTTCTAAAAGATAAAGTAAAAGAAGAAGATGAGTAGTAGTAGTAGGGGAGATTATTTGTTAGTCTCCCTTATTTTTCGTATATTAATTAATAAATAAAAACAATTAAAAATGAGTAAATTTCTAAGTTTAGAATGGTTCAAGAACAGAGTGGATCATTCAATTGAAAAAGTTATTGAGAAGAAACTTGATAAACTAGTTGAAGAGGTAGACAACAATAATTCTCCTCAAGGAAAGCCATATAACAGCATTAAATTAGTAAATGATGCACTAACTATTGTACTGTCTGATGGTTCTATAATATCTAAGGTGAATGCCACTGAAGATGATTATCATGCTGCAGAGTCAGCTAACACTATTGGAGAACTGTACACAATTGTTAGTGATCCTAATGTTGTTTCTGAGATTGCAGAAAGAGAGAGGTCAGAAAAAAGACTAAAAGCTCTTAGAAAGGGCCTCATTATTCTAGAAGAGAGTGGTGAGTTTGTACTTGATGGAGATTCAGTATACTTCAAGGGTATATCTAGATCTCTACCACAGCTATTAGTTGAAGAACTACTTGATGAAATACAACGTGCTGATGCTTTAGGTATTCCATTAAATGATTATGATGGGTATCAGTCTCTGAAGCGCTTCTTTATGTGGTGTGCACTTAATCCAAGAGCTGAAGTGGCACATGAGCTGTACAGATTCTTAAAGGAGAATAGCTTTCGTATCACTAAGCAAGGATTCTTTGTAGCTCTACGTAATGTAGTAACCTTACACGGTAGCCCAGAGCTTGTACACTTTATCTCTAACACTTATAACAAGGTGAAAGCTGTTTGGAAGAAGAGTCCAGATGATTATAGTGTGTTCCTAGAAAATGGTGAATATAAGCTTGTACATGATGATAAGCTATACCGTGAAGAAACATACACAACTACAGTGTGTCCAGATTGTGGTGGAGAAGGTGGTTACTATGATGATGGTGATTATTATGAAGATGAAGATGAATGGAATGAAGGAGATTGGGTAGAATGTGAAACATGTGGTGGTACAGGTGAGGTGGAACCTTATGAAGTAACAAACACCGTACAAGTAGATCATGGAGAGTTAGTAGGTAAACTTACAGATTTATATCTAGACCTACCTAATAGACATGAGAATCGATTTACAGATGACTGGACTAAAACATTTGATATACGCATTGGTAAAGTGGTAAACATGCCACAAGAAGATTGTAACTGGTCAACACAAGATTGTGCTGCAGCTGGTTTACATTTCACTTCTGACCAGATACACTATGTAGGATGTGGTGATCAGTCTGTTCTCGTTCTTATCAATCCTATGAAGGTTGTTGGTATTGGTGCACACAAAGGTAGATGTTATGAGTATTTACCAATTATGACTGTACCAAGAGAAGAAGCTACAGAGATTCTTCATGACAATCAGTTCGATACTCTTCAGTTAGATGAAGTGTATGCTATACGTGAACTTGATGATTTACAAACCAAGGTGAAAGAAGGTTTTGCTAAAGAATCTAATAAGTATGAGTTCAGCTTACCAAATATATCTTCTATAGATGTACGTAATATTGTTGGAAGTCTTGAAGAGATGAAGGCTGAAATTACTGCAAGAGTTAGGATGGTAGATTAATAAATTAGGGGATAACATTTATTTGAATTATATTTGTTATCCCTTTAATTTTAAAATTATGGCAAAGAAACCAAAGAAACCAAGAGTACCTCGCACTAGAAATGCTGGAACAATGACAGAATCAGCATTTTGGTCTATGATTAGAAGTGCACTAAGACAAAAGAGTAGATGGTGGAAACCAATTTCTGAATGTAAAGCTCTTGCAAGAAGAGCTTATAAAGGAAAGAATAAAAGACAGAAGTGGGAATATCAATGTAACAAGTGTAAAAGTTGGTTTAAAAGTGATCAAGTTAATGTTGATCATATAGAACCTGCAGGCAGCTTAAATTGCTCAAATGATCTTCCAGCTTTCGTAGACACTCTATTCTGTGAACAGGAAAACTTACAGGTACTTTGTAAAACATGCCATGATGAGAAAACACAATTGGAACGCAAATTAAAACAATTTAAAAAATAATGAGCGTACAAGAATGGAATTGGATGAATCAATTAAAAAACAAAAAAATGAAACAGTTTAAAACACCTGACCATTATGAGAATGGTCAACAGTATGATATTATAGACGTGTGTAATGATTACTCTCTTTCGTTTAACAGAGGTAATGTTCTAAAATATATAGCTAGAGCAGGAAAGAAAGGAAACGAGTTAGAGGATCTACATAAAGCTTTAGATTATTTACAGAGAGAAGTTGAGTACGTTAAATCAAGAGG